AGAAAACAAATTGATGAGGCAATTCAACTATTAATTATTAAATATAGACATAAAATTAAAAATTTAGTTGAAATTAAAGGATCAACAAAAGAGCGTATAAAATCAGTTAAACTATCAATCCTTTCGTGATATTTATAACCAAAATACTCTTAAAATGAAAAAATCTGAATTAAAAGCATCTATAAAAGAAGAAATAATTGAAATACTAGCTGAAGCAGAATCAGCAGATGATATTAATGCTAAAAAAGACGCACAAGCTGAATTAAATAAGGAATTAGAAAAAACTAAAGAACTTACCTCAGAAGCAGATGATGATGAACCTACAACATCACAATTAAAAGGTGACTCTGTATCTAAATTAGGCACTAAACTACAACAAACAGCTAAAGAAATGAAGCAAGTAGTTAAAAAATGGAAAAATGCTGAGGGTGCTGAAAAAGTTAAGTTAACTGATAGATTAAGAGAATTAACAAAAATTAAAAAAGAAATAGAATCCCTATTACAATAAAGTTATGAAGAATATTTGGAAAATTATTATAGCGATTGGAGGAGCAATTGCAGGTATATTAGCTATATTTGCCTCATCAAAATCTAATCAAAGCAAAAAAGACTTTAATAAACGAGTTAAAGCTAATAACAATAAATTAGATTTTATTACAAGTAAATCTGCTGGAGTAGAAAAAAAGAAAAAATCTACAAAAGCAAAAATTAAAAAAACATCTACTAAAATTAAATCAACAAAATCAAAACTAAAAAATACTAAAAATGCTAAAAATACAGTAGATAGTTTTGAAAAGAAGTACAGAAAAAAATAATATGAAAAATATATTGTTAATTTTATTAACGATTATAACATTCAATTGTTATAGTCAATCTACAGTTGAAATTCCTCAAGATGAACTAGAAGAATTTTTTTTAGCTATTGATACTCTTAAACAACAAGATTCAATTAAATCAATTTTAATAACAGATTTAGAACTTCAAATAAAAAATTATACATTATTATCACAACAAGATAGTTTAATTCTTAATTATAGATCTCAAGAAATTACTTTACTAAAAGATCAAATTAAATTATATGATAATAGGTTAAATCAAGTAGATAAATGGTATAAAAAACCTTGGGTGGGTGTAGTAGGAGGAGTTGTAGGTACATTATTTACAATTCATATAATAGATTACTCATTACCTAAATAATGGCTGAGGATATAAAAAAAATAATAAGACAAGAATATTTAAAATGTGCTAAAGATCCTGCTCATTTTATGAAAAAATACTGTTTTATTCAACACCCACAAAGAGGTAGAATACAATTTGGTTTATATCCATTTCAAGAAAAAGCATTACATTTATTTAGAGATAATCCATACTCAATTATTCTTAAGTCTAGACAGTTAGGTATATCAACTCTATCAGCTGGTTATTCTTTGTGGTTAATGTTATTTCATAAAGATAAAAATGTATTATGTATTGCAACTAAGCAGGAAACAGCACGTAATATGGTTACTAAGGTTAAGTTTATGTATGATAACTTACCTTCATGGCTGTCAATTAAAGCTGATGAAAATAATAAATTATCATTAAGATTAAGTAATGGATCAATAATTAAAGCAACATCAGCAAGTTCAGATGCTGGTAGATCAGAAGCAGTATCTTTACTATTAATTGATGAGGCAGCGTTTATTGATAATATTGGAGAAATTTGGGCATCATCACAGCAAACATTAGCTACAGGTGGTGGAGCTATAGTATTAAGTACACCATATGGTACTGGAAATTGGTTCCATAAAACATGGGTTAATGCTGAATCAGGTGAAAATCAATTTTTACCAATTAAATTACCATGGTGGGTTCACCCCGAAAGAAATCAAGAATGGAGAGATGAACAAGATTCATTATTAGGTGATCCTAGATTAGCAGCACAAGAATGTGATTGTGATTTTAGCACTTCAGGTGATATAGTATTCCATTCAGAATGGATTGAATTTGTAAAAGAAACAACTATTAAGGATCCAATGGAAAGAAGGGGTGTAGATCAAAATCTATGGATTTGGGAAGCAGCTGACTATTCTCGAGAATATATGATTACAGCAGATGTAGCAAGAGGTGATGGTAAAGATTTTTCTGCCTGTCATGTTATAGATATAGTTACAAATACACAAGTTGCTGAGTATAAAGGGCAAATGCCTCCTAAAGAGTTTGGTTATTTTTTAACTGGTTTAGCTACAGAATTTAATAATGCTATGTTGGTAGTAGAAAATGCTAATATTGGTTGGGCTACATTAGATGCAATTAGGGAAAGAGGATATAGAAATTTATACCAGTCACCAAAATCAGATGCATTAACTGCAGAATCTTTTTTAAGAGTATATGAAGGCAATTCAGAGATGGTACCTGGTTTTACAATGTCAATGAAAACTAGACCACTTTGTATTAATAAATTTAGAGAATTTGTTGGTGATAAATCAGTAGTTATTCGTTCAAAACGTTTACTTGAAGAAATGAAAGTATTTGTTTGGAAAAATGGAAGGCCAGAAGCCCAAACAGGCTACAACGATGACTTGGTTATGTCATTTGGGATTGGTATGTTCCTACGTGATACGTCATTAAAGTTTCAACAACAGAGTTTAGATATGGCAAGAGCAGCATTAGGAGGAATTAAAAGTAATAGAGCTACACAAACAGGAGCATACACAGGTTTAGGTAATAATATCCAAAACCCGTATGAAGTTAAAATAGATGGAAAGCCCCATGACATAAAATGGTTATTAGGGTAATAAATATTATATTTATAAATAAATAAAACATGGCAGATAAAGGTTTATTTTCAAGATTAAGAAGATTATTTTCTACAGACGTGATTATTCGTAATGTAGGTGGTACTCAACTAAAAGTTTTTGATGTTAATAAAATACAACAATCGGGGGAGATTGAAACAAATACATTAGTAGATAGATTTAATAGAATTTACTCTAATTCATCAACATCTTTATGGGGTCAACAATCTCATTTCAATTATCAATACTTAAGACCTCAATTATATTCAGAGTATGATGCGATGGATACAGATGCAATTGTAGCATCAGCATTAGATATTATAGCTGATGAATCTACTCTTAAAAATGATATGGGAGAAGTATTACAAATTAAATCTCCAGATGAAGATATACAAAAAATACTTTATAATTTATTTTATGATGTATTAAATATAGAATTTAATCTTTGGCCTTGGGTTAGAAATTTAGCTAAATACGGTGATTTTTTCCTTAAATTAGAAATAGCAGAAAAATATGGTGTTTATAATGTAATACCTTATACTGCATTTCATATTGAAAGAATGGAAGGTTTAGATCAAGAAAACCCAACTGAAGTAAAATTTAGATTTTCTCCAGATGGTGTTTCTGCTTCTGATTATGGTTATTATAATGTACCTAATACTGGAACATTTGAAAATGCAATTATATTTGATAATTATGAAATGGCTCACTTTCGTTTATTAACGAATATGAATTTCTTACCTTATGGTAGATCATATATAGAACCAGCTAGAAAATTATTTAAGCAATATGTGCTAATGGAAGATGCTATGTTAATTCATAGAATTGTTCGTGCACCAGAAAAACGTATTTTCTATATGAACGTTGGAGCAATACCTCCAAATGAAGTAGATGCGTTTATGGAAAAAACATTAAGTAAACTTAAACGTACTCCTCATGTAGATGAAAAAACAGGTGAGTATAATTTAAGATACAACATGCAAAACTTACTTGAAGATTATTATATACCAGTTAGAGGTAATGATGCAAGTACTAAAATTGAAAGTGCTAATGGTTTACAGTGGGATGGTATTGCTGATGTTGAGTATTTAAGAGATAAATTATTTGCTGCTCTTAAAGTTCCTAAAGCTTTTATGGGTTATGATGAAAATACAGATGGTAAAGCTACATTAGCAGCACAAGACATTAGGTTTGCTCGTACAATTGAAAGAATTCAAAGAATTGTAGTTTCGGAATTATATAAAATAGCATTAGTTCATTTATATACTCAAGGTTATAAAGATGAACAATTAGCTAATTTTGAATTATCATTAACTACACCATCTATTATTTACGATCAAGAAAGAGTAGCATTAATGAAAGAAAAAATGGATTTAGCTGCTCAAATGACTGAAACTAATTTATTCCCAACAGATTTCATTTATGATCATTTATTCCATTTAAGTGAAGATCAATATGATGACTTTAGGGATTTGATTAGAGAAGATGCTAAGCGTGAGTTTAGAATTAAACAAATTGAAGCAGAAGGTAATGATCCAGTTGAAACTGGTCAATCATATGGTACACCTCATGATTTAGCTTCTTTATATGGTAAAGGAAGAATGTATACTAATCCAGGTGGTAAACCAGAACCAAATGATAAAAACCAGTATATAGAAGACAGAAAAACAGTATTAGGAAGACCTAAAGAAAAAGCATCTAAGCGAAACACTCAAGATGATAATTTTGGTAAAGATAGGTTAGGTGCTAAAGGTATGAAAAGAGATTATAATGATCCTAAAAAAAGTTCATTATCCTTAGAAAGTAATTCTAATTACCAAAAGCATCAATCAATGTTAGAATCAATTCCTAAAAAAAAGAAATTAGTATTTGAGCAAAATAGCGCAGAAAGTTCGCTTCTTGATGAGTCAAATATTAAGGAACAATAATTTTAGTATATTTATAAAAAAATAAGTATTGATGTATATAAAACATTCAAAATTCAGGAATACAGGTATTCTTTTTGAGGTAGTGGTGAGAAAAATCACTTCCGAGACTTTATCAGGTAAAGATTCCCCAGCAATAAAAATATTAAAAAAACATTTTGTAAATACCGAATTAGGTAAAGAATATAAACTTTATGAAACTGTATTTAAATCTAAAAATTTAAATGATAATAAAGCAAATACTATTTTAACTACAGTATTGGAACAATCTAAAAAACTTAATAGAAGTAGAATTAGAAAAGAAAAATATAATTTAATAAGTGAATTAAAATTACACTATAATGTAGAAGATTTATTTAAAACTAAAATGGTTGATTATAAAGCACAAGCATCTTTTTATACATTAATAGAAACCTATAATACTGATAAAATGATTAATCCTAATCAGATTATAGATAATAAAGTAACACTTTTAGAGTATTTAACATCTAAAGAAGTAGTTAGAGATAATGTTAAAAACAGTATAATTCAAGAATTTAAATCTCAGGATAAAGACATTCGTACATTAACATACCATGTAATGTTAGAAAAATTTAATGATAAGTACAATGATCTAAATGATAAACAAAAGTCAATATTAAAAGAATTTATTGAATCTGTAGATAATACTTCTAGATTAAAAGAATTTTATAATAGTGAAGTTAATTTGATTAAAGAATCAATAAAATCTTCAATATCTAAAGTTAAAAGTGAAGTTGTTAAAATTAAATTAAATGAAGTTTCTTCTTTAATTAAAGAATTAGATAAGAAAACAAATATTAAAAGTGATCATTTAGTTGATTTGTTACAATACCATTCATTATTAGAAGAATTAAATACAGCACATGGATAATATTGTAAATAAAATAGTTAAAGTAATTCAAGAAGCTAGAAAGAAGATAGATCCTAAATTAAAAGCATGGATTGAAGATAAATATGGTCCTTGGGATGAAAATGATTTTTTATCTGATGATGGTGATACTTATTTTAAAACGTCTAATGTAAATAAAGAAACAGGATCAGTTGAACATACAATTATTAATCTACCTTCCTTTGGAGAATTAATAAAGTCTCTTAAATTAACTAAAGATGCAGCTAATAAATTAATTAGAGGTGAGTCTGTAAGAGATGATGAAGTAATAAGAGATATAGCTAA